CGCCCTGTGGGCCGCTGTGGGCTATTTCCCGAGGGCTCGGTCGAGGTTGTGCTGGAGGCGCTTGGCCGTCTCCTCTTGGAGCCGGGTCATTATCTTCTCATTGGTGCGCTCGCTGGTTATCATGGATGGCACCGAGATGGTGGTGAACTTCTTAATGTCGGTGCGCGTCCGGCTCATTCGCTGGAATGGAATGGCGCTGACGCCGCCGGCCTTGGTGTTGCCCGTCCCCATGAGGATATTGTGCGATCGCTCGGAGTACGGGCCGCCCGGGGTGCGGGTGTTCAGGTAACGGCCGATGACCTTCTTCTGTCCCTTGACCACCTGCATCCGCAGCGTGTAGCTCTTGCCCGGCGGTGCGGTCTTGGGCGTCATGCCGAAGTGCACGGGGGTGAGCAGCCGGCCGGAGTAGGTGATGGTCAGCTCCTCGATGGTCTCGCCCGAGACGCTGACGCTGCCCGCCATCTTCTTCGGCTTGCCGCTGTTCTTGCCGGACGGGGTGATCTCGCCCTTCTTGATGTTGTAGACCGACGTGACTTCCTGAGCGATCCAGCTCGGCGCTCTGGCCTTGATGTCGCGGACGGTGGCCTTCACGGCCTTGCGGCCCTGCTCGTCGATCTGTGCGACGGTGTCCATGAGCTTTTGGAAGTTTTCGACCTGCATGGTGATGGTTGCCTTTGCCGTTGTTGTCACCTCCTGAATATGCAAAAAGAGACCGGCGGGCGTTGGTTCGCCCGTCGGCCTCTTGCCGTCGGTTGTTATTCGGTTTTCCTCTGGTCAGCCGCTCGGAATTGTCACGGCGTTGCCCGTGTGTCCGGCGGTCTTTTGCAGGATATAGAATAGCACGGGTCGCTACTGCTTTTCAATTCCTTTTACTTCCCTTTTGTTCCTTTTACTGCGTTTTACTGCCGCAGCTCAGGCAGGGGCTCCAGCTCGTCCAGCACAGCGGCGAGGTTGAGCAGGGCACGGCCGTGGATCTTGTATGTCCTGTTCTGGTAGGCGTCCACTCTGTCGACGTAGTCCCGCCGATCACCGAACAGGACGCCGCAGGTGCTCTCCCAGTCGGCCCGGTCGAAGTAGCGCAGCCGGATGACGGCACGCTCGTCGGGGTCGGAGAGCTGGAGGATCAGGCCCTCGATGGCGTTGCGCTCCTTCTTCTCCTCGGCCTTGAGCCGGTCGATCTGTTCCTCGAGCTCCATTTTCCGCTCCACCATCATGCCGGTGCGGTCGGATGGTGTGCCGGATCCGCGTGGCATACCTGTCAGATCAGGGCCGGGCGGTGAGGCCATCGTCATCTCCATGCGGTCGAGGCGTTCGAGCTGGTTGTCGATGTCCCTCAGCATGGCGGTGTAGGCCGCGAGCCTGTCCTTGATCCGTTGTGTGATCGGCTTCTCGCTCATTATGTCAGGGCGTCACTCCTGCTCACCTCCTTCCTTGTCTGGCTCGAAGATCGCGGCGATCTCCTCGCGCGGTAGCTCTCGGCCTTGACGGACGCAGCGCACGTTATTGTCTCCAGTTGTTTTGATGTAGCGCCGCACGATCACGTCGCACCATTTGGGTTCGAGCTCGATCATGGCGCAGGTTCGCCCGGTGTTCTCGCAGGCTATGAGCGTCGAGCCTGAGCCTCCGAAGAAGTCGACCACGAGCTCGCCCGGCCGGCTGCTGCTCAGAATGGCCCGCTCGCACAGTGCGATCGGCTTCGGCGTTGCGTGCCCGCCTGCGTCGTCTCTTTCTGCTGTGTTTGTGATCGGGAAACGCCACACATCGGTCATTATGTCGTGCTCGTCGCTGTCGTTGTGTGTGTTGTCGAAGAAGGCGCGCAGCTCCATCGCTTCTGCTTTCATGCTCTGGTATGCCTCGGACGGCTTGTTGCGCAGTTTCATCACTTGATCGTGTGGAAGGCTGAAGGCTCGGCCCTTAAATGCCTGCTGGAGCTTTTTGTAGTGCCACTCCGGGATCGGTGTGAACTGTGATTTGCTAAACCAGTGCCCCCACATTTGAACGCCGGTTATCTCCGTGAGCTGCTTGGCCTTGAGACCGACCTTCTGAGCCTCTCCGATCATATAATCGAGGATCGCCTCGTATGCGTCATTGAAATGGTCTTTGTTATTGTTGAAGCCTTCGACGCCGCACATAACAAAGAGGCATTTCTCAGTTTCCCTCGGGTAGCTCCGCATGAGCTCACTGTTGACGCCGAAGGCCGAGTGTTTCGCCCATGTGATGTAGTTTCTGAATGTGATCTGGTTCGCTGCGATCATCGGCCGAAGGATAAAGGCGTAAATATCCATGAGCGGCTCGTCGATGCCCCAGCAGTACCAGCTCCCGTTTTCCTTCAGGATCGAGAAGCTGAGTGCGATCCACTTCTTATTGAACTCGAGGAGATCGTTCTGGTTCTGGTTGTCGTTCTGGACTCCGTCGCTTTCTTTGCCCATGCCGTATGGCGGGTCAGTAAAAACGAGGTCGGCGCGTTGCCCGTCGGTTGCTTTCTGGACGTCGCCCATTTTTAGGCTGTCGCCGCAGTATAGCCGGTGAGAGCCCAGCAGCCAGAGGTCGCCGGGCTCGGTGAACGGTTCCTCCGGTGGCGCCTCGGGCTCGGTGTCGCCGTCCTCCTTTTCCGACTCGTCATCGTGCAGAGCTTCGGACAGCGCCGTAACAAGATTGCCGTATTCTTCTTCGGTGTAGCCGCTGAGCATGAACGGGATCTCGCCGGTGTCGATGTCGGCGAAAACCTCGGCGAGCATCTTGTTGTCAGTGGTGGCGAGCTCCGCGATGCGGTTGTCAGCCGTCAGATCGGCCAGCTCCTCGGCCTCGCTGGCGTAGTCCTGATAGTCGACCGGGGCGTCGGTCAGGTCATCGAGCTGTGCGGCCATGAGACGGCCGTGGCCCTTGGTGACGAGCCCGCTGCGCTTGCTGACGGTGATCGGGGCGCGCCAGCCCGTCGCTCTGATGATAGAGGCGAGGAGCTTGATCTGCTCCGGCGGGTGCTGGTTCGGGTTCTTCGGGTTCGGCCGGAGGTCTTTGATCGGCACGATGGCGTCATGGGCGCAGAACACGGGGACGCCGTCGGCGTATGCCTTCGGCTCCGCTGTGGTGATGTACTCGGACAGCTCCGGCCCGTCCTGCGGCTGCGGTTTATTCTTTGCCATGTTTGCCTCCTTTCAGCCTTCCGCTCCCTCCGCAGAGGTCGCAGGCGACTCGCGTGTCCTCGACGCGGACGGTCGGCCCGTTGATGCACCTCGCCATCTGCATCGCTTTTACTTTTCCAGATCCGAGGCATTTGGGGCAGACGTCCCCGGCTGTGATGCCGGTGTTTATGATGATCTTATTCACGGGCTCGGCCTCCTCTCTTGAATTGCCCGGCCTGCGGGCAGGTGGCCCAGTGGGGCCGGTATCCAGCGTCTGTGGCTTCACCTCCGGGCACGATCTCGCAGCTCACGACCTCGCCCCGGGTGGTGACGATCTTGTCCTTCCCGCCGGGCGCTGCCTTATAGTAGACCGGCGCCGGATCGCACGGCATGGCCTTCCCGGCCGGTGTCTTGATCCAGACAATCGGAGCGCCGCAGCCCCGGCAGGTTGCTTTATTCATGGCCGTCACCTCCTGCTGAGAATTGATTTTCAATCCACTTGTGGAGGCTGGAGTCCCGCCAGTTGTTTCGGCCGTCAAGACGGTTTTTCAGCCGTTCCAGCTTCGCCTCCTCGACCTCCTCGGTAGAACGGTGGAAGATGATGCGGAGCTGGTCGAGCATGATCTGGACGTCTGCCATCTCCTCGACCACGTTGCTGATCGCTGCGGTCACTTCGCAGCCAGCCTGTGCCCGTTTGATTTTGCAGAGGGCTTTGGTCAGCTCGGCCATCTCCTCGACTGCCATGTCGATTTGTGCCGGCGCGCCGTAGGCCGTGATCGCACGATCCAGCAGGGCCCGGCGTTCCTCCGTGGTCATCACGGGCGGCCTCCCTTCGTCAGCTCTCTGACCAGTATGACCACGAGCACGATCACGATGATGGCGAGGGTGATGGCGATCGGGATCCAGATCGGGGCCAGTACCCACAGCCAGCTCCAGTTGATGACGCCGGTGAGCTTCAGGACGATGAAGGCGACGGCGAGAAGACCGCAGAAGCCGATCCCGCCGGCCGTCGTGTTGTTTCTTTCGTTGTTCATGTATTA